TTTTTAATTACTAAGAATTATATAAATTTTTATCTGATATCATGAAGATCTCTATTTTTATTGCATTTATTATTGGATACACTAGTGCCATCTGTGTGCCTGGTATGGACTTTTGTCCTGAAGAGCAGCACGTTGGTGCTTGTTATAAGAATAAGAAACTCCAGTTTGTAATTCCTCCTGGAGGTGAAAAAATTAATATTCTTCATACGGCTTGTAAGAATATTCGTGTTGCTGAAGGAGGCCCTGTAGACGAGTATAAGAATCAAATTGTTGGTGTTTCTGATTCAGAGGTTACTTTTCCACTTATTACGGTACGGTATGCTATTTGCCCCAACATGTATAAAAATGTAAATGGTAAGAAGAAATTTGATACTGAATGCATTCAGAATGTCACTACACTTCTTACTACGGCAGGTGAAAATTTTGAAGATGTTCTTATTGAAGAGGAAATTTTGAATAAGCTTAATTCTGTTCTTTCTACATGGACAACTGAAGAAGTTTATATTACACGATTCCATGAACTTGAGGATATTATTCACACATTCCTTCAAACAAACATTGATCGTCGTAATATGCCTCTAACGATCACTCGGGTTTCAATTCCAAAGAAGCCCCTTCTTGATAAGACTCAGAGTGAACGTTTCCGTGCTCGTGCTGAAAAGCAGCGTGTTATTGAGGAATCGCATCGTGATCAAGAAAAGGTAAATGCTGATCATAAGCAAAAGAAGGCAATTGAACAATCGGTTGCTGAAAATAATCAAATTAAGAAAAAGGCTGAGCTAGATTTGATTCTTATGGAATATAATAATCAAATCGATATCGCTAAAAAAAAGAAGGAAGTTGAAGAAATTAATGCTGAAACACTTCTAATAAAAGCAAAGGCGGAAGCTGATGCTAATAAGCTTAAGCTTACGCAGGAGTTTTTGATGTATGAATACATTAAGAGTATGAGTAAAATTGAAAAGATTTACTTTGGAGATAAAGTTCCGAATATGGTACTTCCTGTATTCCCTTCTATGGGACTTCCTCCGAACCCAAGTCCATAATTAATATTGGTTTTTGGCATTTAAATATCTCATTTTTTTCTGTTGTAATAAGAGAGAATAATATTTATGTTCGTATTTGTTTATTTTATGTAATAATCTATTATTTGTGTATGATCTACCTGATTTTTCTTGATTTATTTCATCTTTAAATTCATCATATTATTTGTTGATTTTAAAGTCAGTATTTTTTAATTTTTCTAAATATAATAGTATTTAAAGGTATTACAAAATTTTCATTACGTGCATTTACCATTTGTTTAATTTGATTATCATCTTTCCCATTAAAATGTTTGGTTATTTCATCTTTATTTCCAGATTCAATAGATTCAAAAAAATTCATTAAAATCTTCCATTAACAATATTATATAGAATTAAATATATAAAAAAATTATGAAATTAATGATTGAATAAACCGTTCAGAAACGCAAATATGATTAACCATACCATTACTCAAAAGTTCTGAACATAATAAAAATCCATTTGGTGAAATACAAGCTCCTGTACGTAGTCTCCTAACAAATTTTTGGGAAATAAAATCTGAAGATTTATTAAACTTTTCAATTTGATTATATTTTTCTACTGTACCTTTTAATACATAAAAATTTATATATTGATTATCTCTAGTTAGTGCTTGTGCAATATTATAATTATCTGGTTTATTTACATATAATAATTTATGATTATTTTGATACATAGCTATTGGTAGTTCATCAATTTTTAATTTTTCAGGATCTACTAAAGATGGTCTTTTTTTTAATTGTAATTCTTCTTTGGGAGGAGGATCGTCAATTATTATTTGAGAAGTTTGGACTTTTAATTTTTTCCTATTTATAGAACTAGATTCTGTATCTTTTCTTTCTTCTTTATCTTTATGTTTGTCCTTCCTAAGATCTCGTAATTCTGGAATTTGTTTTTCAAGTTCACTCATTTTTGTTTTATCTGAAATAATATTTTCCCAATACTTCCAAAAAACATCTGCAGATTGATTTTTATGATCAAGAGTTCCATTAGTTTTATCATATGAATCGACTATTTTACCAAAATATTTATCGTCTTCCGACGGCTTTAAGCTATTAATTAATGCTAAAATTTCTTTTTTTTCAATTAGAGTGCTTTCTATTTGTTTATATAAATGTCCAATAATTTCTTTAAGAATATTCAGATCATTTCTATTAAAACCACTTTCTTTTAGATCCTTACTGATATACCTAAAAGCTCCTTTTAATCTTTCATAAAAAATTCGCAATACATATATAAAATCAGAAAATCTATATTTGTAATTTGATAGTTTACCTTTTAAAAATTTTGTATTTAATTTTATGTATAAAGGTTTATTTTTTATAATAATATCAAGAATTATTTTTATTTTTTCTTCAGAAAACATTTTTGCAAAATAAATTAGTACGAATTTTAATGTATTGATACAATTTTGTTTAAATTCTAATATTTTATTTTTATGATCTTCATTATCTTCAAATATATTAGATGAATAAATATCCCATTCTCCAAAAGTTAAAAATGTAAAATAATGGGTAATATATCCATCAAAATTTGATTTGGATTCTGATTCCTTTAATCTTTTTTTTTCATTTATATTTGATACGATTCCTTTAATTTCATCATAATTAATTGAACATTTCTTAAATTGGCAAGAATTTTGTTTAATTAAATATTTTAAAAGAATTGTATCAATTTGTATACACATATTATCAATTGTTTCCATATTCTCTTGTATCAATTTTTCATTAATTGGATTTTTATTTTTAAATTTTAATTCGTCTAAATTCTTATCGAAATCAGTCATTTTATTTTCAAATAAATATATTATATTTTTTAAGTACAATATATATAATTTTATTACTTATTATAGTATTCTAATAGATTATATTTTAAAAATTCAATTTTTTTTTTGAATAAAATAATATAAAAATATAGTATATATATGGTTAATAGAATTTTTTATATATTATTAATAATTACAATAATATACAGTTTACTCGAAAATGATGTTGAAAATAAACAAACAATAAATTTTAACATAATATTATTAGTACTAAATATCTATATAATTCATAAATATGGTGAAAAAATGAAAAGAATAGAAAATAAAATTCCAAACTAAAAAGTTGTATTTTTAATTAATTCTAAATTATTAAATTTGTATATAGTATTATTTTTATCTATAAAATTTTGTATATTTTTTACAATATTAAACTTGAAATATTGTAAATCTATAATTTTATTAATATTACCAATAGATATATAATAAAAATTATTTTTATTAATTGTAGAATAATTATTTCTTAAATAATTTAATTTTTCAATAGTTTTTTTACTTTTAAATTTAATTTGGCATCCAATTTCATTATTATTTATGAAAATATTTAAAACTTTAAAATTTAGATTTGTAGGAAGTAATTTTTTATATAAATAATGTTTATTTATTTCTTTTCCATTAACTTTATACATATTAAATTTTTCTATTTTATCTATTTTAAAAATTTCTAAATAGGGATTTAAATTCAATTCCCAATTTATTTCATTTGAAATAAGTTGTTGAATATTTTCTAAATAATCAATAATTATTGGGTTCCTTAATATATCAATTTTACAACCTATTACGTAATTTATTGACATAACAAATTATATTAATAAATTATTTAAGTTATTTTTAATTACTAATTAAATAACTTAAAAAGAGAAAATATTAATTATAATTAATAAAGAAATATGTCAGACTGTATTGGAATAGATCTTGGAACAACTTACAGCTGTGTAGGTGTTTTACAAAATGGTAATATTGAAATAATAGCAAATGATCAAGGCATGAGAACTACCCCTTCTTATGTATCATTTACTGAAAACGAAAGATTAATAGGAACAGCAGCTAAAAATACTGCTTCAAGGAATCCTGAAAATACAATTTTTGATGCAAAAAGATTAATTGGAAGAAACTTTTCTGATTCACTTGTTCAAGAAGATAGTAAATTGTGGCCATTTAAAATAAAAAAAGGTCCATTAGATAAGCCATTAATTTGTGCTAAATATAAAAATGAAGATAAAGAATTTGCAGCAGAAGAAATTTCTTCAATGTTGCTAGTACATTTAAAAGAGATTGCAGAATCTTATTTAGGAAATGAGGTAAAAAAAGCAGTTATTACTGTTCCGGCTTATTTTAATGATGCACAAAGACAGGCTACTAAAGATGCTGGTGCAATTGCTGGATTAGAAGTATTAAGAATTATAAATGAACCTACTGCAGCAGCTATTGCATATGGATTAGATAAAAAATCAGAAGGTGAAAAAAATATTTTAATTTTTGATTTAGGTGGTGGTACTTTTGATGTATCTTTGTTAACTATTGATGAAGGTATTTTTGAAGTAAAAGCCACTGCAGGTGATACGCATTTAGGAGGTGAAGATTATGATAATATTTTACTCCAATTATGTATAAAAGAATTTGAGAAGAAAAATAAAGGTGTGAAACTAAATGAAAATATTAGAGCATTACGTAGGTTAAAAACTGAATGTGAACGTGTTAAGAGAACATTATCTTCGTCAACTGTAGCATCTGTTGATATTGATAGTTTACATGATGGTATCGATTTTACTATGAGTATTACTAGAGCTAAATTTGAAAGTGAATGTAGTCATTTATTTCAAAAATGTATCGATCCTGTTGTAAAAGTATTAAAAGATTCTGGAATGTCTAAAAGTGAAATTCATGATGTAGTTATAGTCGGTGGATCAACTAGGATACCAAAAATACAATCTATGCTTTCTGATTTTTTTAATGGTAAACAATTATGTAAATCAATAAATCAAGACGAAGCAGTAGCTTATGGTGCAGCTGTACAGGCATCAATTTTAGGTGGAAATACGTGTGAAGCAACACAAGATATTTTACTACTCGATGTTACCCCTTTATCATTGGGAATAGAAACTGCTGGAGGAGTTATGACAAATTTAATTTCTCGTAATACAACAATACCTTCTAAAAAGACTGATACATTTTCTACGTATTCAGATAATCAACCTGCAGTGACAATTAATGTATTTGAGGGAGAACGATCTTTTGTAAAGGATAATAATAAATTAGGATCTTTTGATTTGAAAGGTATTCCACCTATGCCAAGAGGACAACCACAAATAGAAATAACATATGATATTGATTCGAACGGTATATTAAATGTTTCAGCTTGTGAAAAGAGTAGCGGTACAAGTGAAAAAATTACTATAACAAATGAATCTAATAGACTCAGTAAAGAAGATATTCAAAAGATGGTAGATGATGCAGAGAAATTTAAAGAAGAAGATGAAAAAAACAAAAAATTAGTTGAAGAAAGAAATTCATTAGAAAATTATCTATATTCAGTACAGAATTCAATGAACGATGAACTTAAATCAAAATTAGAATCAGAAGAACTAGAAAAAATAGAAACATTAGTAAAAGAAGGATTAGAATGGTTAGATGAAAATAAAGAAAACAGTTCAATTGAACCAGAACAAATTAAAGAAAAATTAGAAGAATTACAAAAAGAAATTGGTCCTATTTTATCTAAGGCTTCTCCTAAAGAAGGTGAGGTGCCAGGGGGAATGCCAGGGGGAATGCCAGGGGGAATGCCAGGGGGAATGCCAGGTGGAATGCCAGGTGGAATGCCAGGTGGAATGCCAGGTATGCCTCCTGGTGGAATGAATCCAGAGATGATTTCAAAGATGGCGGAACAAATGGGTATCAAAATACCAGATGGTATGACACCTGAAATGATGGCAAATATGGCTTCTCAAATGGGAGGTATGGGAAAACCACCAAGTACAAATAATGAGGAAGATGATGATGGTAATGTAGAAGCACCACCAGACGATGATGTATGTGACGAAGGTCCTAAAATTGAAGAAGTTGATTAATTTATTATTTTATTATTTATTATTTTATTTTTAACAAATATTATATCATATATTAAATTTAATTTTAATATATGTTTGTACTTTTTTTCTGTTGGTATTAAAAAAATAATTGCATGTACATGTTAACCGGTCATGGCCAAATGATTTGCTACCTGTATAGCAGCAATCCGATGTGCCTCTTCTTCATCCTGTAAAGAAGCGATTCGTCGTGCCTCTTCTTCATCCTGTAAAGAAGCAATAGCAACGTGAGTTGCAACACGGGCATCAATGCGGTCTGCCTCATCAGCTACACACTGTGCTTCAAAGGCAGCAACAAGGTCTGCCTCATCAGCTACACGCTGTGCTTCAAAGGCAGCAACAAGGTCTGCCTCATCAGCTACACACTGTGCTTCACGCCCATGAGGAGGCAAAGCATGCAAGTCTGGGTGATCTACGTCCCTCGTGGTCAATGCGCGTGGCAATACACGTGGTAATGCACAAGCTCCACCCCCTGGCTCTGAAGTAGGAGTGTAACCCATAGGGCACTTTTGCTCATCTTCAGCTTCATCACATTCTCCTTCCAAATTTTCATTATTGAATGTGCGAAACATCTTTAATTCGATTTAATAATTCTTAAAGAAAATAGCAAAGTAATTATAATTTCAATTTTTTTAAAAAAAACGAATTATCTATTAAAAAAAGTTTTTAGTAACTTTTGTTTAAAAAATCGTAATTATGAAAGTGATTAATAATTACGATTAATTGGTGGTCATCTTTGTTCTGGGATATAAAAAATAATATATAAAGTTTCATAATAAAAGTTATGTTGTAACGGTCTCTCTAGATCTTAACCAGAACCTTCATTTATAATAACCCAGTTCGTATTTAAAATTCCCTAACCCAATTGGATTAGAAGAGCTATAATAAATGGATATATTAAAGTTTTTTCCAATTAATTTTTATAGTTTTTTTAGATTCAAAGTTGTAAAAATTGTAATATTTATCTCTTGATGAATCAAATGAATATATTATATTTTGAAGTACATTTGGATATTTCCTAGAATACAATTTGTGTCCAATATACTTCCATCCAATGGATGTTGTACCCCCACCTGAAAAAAAATCTCCCCCAGAAATTCTTTTTATTTCTCTCAATATTTTTTGTATATTTTTTCTAAATGATAAAGTAGCTGTTTCAATTATGACATATTCATTCGATTTGTATTTCTTCCATTCTTTGATATTATTAATGTCCATTTTATCACAATGATTACAGCCAAATAAATCAATTGTCACATCACCGTGTTCACAATTTGGAAATATTTTTTGAATCCACATTATAAGATTTCCAGTACAAGGATCTCCAATTACCATTAATTTTTTGTTCTTCTTTTTAGAAAGTAATTTCGCTTTTTCATAATATTTTCTAGTTAATCTATATCTTTGATAAGACTATTAATTTCATAAAACACAAATAAAATTAAAAAAAAGTAAATTATATATTTTATATTCATTATGTTATATATATATATTAAATTATTATTTTACTATTGAAAATATCTTTTATTTATTGACTTTTTTGTGTTCACCACCATTATCAATTATTATCAGAAATTTTTTATATTTATTTTTAATGTTCTGGTAAATGAATTATACTATTTTTTTATCAAACATTTCTCCTTTTTCACAAGTGTTCATTCTACAACCTTATTGTTTGATATAGCATATACTATTTTAGATTTTCTAAATACCTTGTTATCAGTATTTTTATTAACACAACGTTTTCCTAAATCACATCTCGAACATGAATACTTCATCTTATCGTGAATAGAAGTTTCATCAATTCTAATGATTTTAGAAATATTGAATTTGTCAACTTCTGTGTGAAATTTTTTCATCTCCTTCTTGAAATTTATATTTTTATTATTATATATTGTTATTGTATAATACCATGTTATTGTTTTTTAGGAGTTATATTATTATCTCGTATAACCATTGATAATTGACTTTAAGATATTTTAAAATCACCAAAATGTGCTTTTATATTTCCCCATAATAATTTTATTGACCAAATTTAATTTTTTCTTCAAAAGTTTCAAGATATATTCTACGTATTTATTTTTTAATTTTTATTTTAGTTTTTTTATCAGGTCCTTCTAGTTTATTATAATATTTTTCTAACCACCTTTGAAAGGTTTTATTACAAACAAATAAACAAATTGATGATGGGTAGCTCAAAGACTGGGTTCCCGGTTTCAACTACCACATGCTGCCAAAGACGGGATGCACTTGAGTAACACCACCTACATGGTGCACCTGAGCAACGCCAATGGGAAGATTCCCGACAGGAACAGATACAGAGTGTACCTGTGGACGCATAGGACACGTCTTGCCAGCATGGTTCCCACTACAATACTTACACCGATGCTGGCTTGTCGAGTGACATGTCTTGTGGCAATGCGCACAAGGCTTCCGACCACCACTTCCGCCGTGGTGATGACCGGAGCCACCAGAGTGGTGATGACCGGAGCCACCAGAGTGGTGATGACCGGAGCCACCAGAGTGGTGATGACCGGAGCCACCAGTGCTTCGGCATTCCACGCACAGGTTATGCTGATACATGGATCCAGATGTACTGTAGCAGTCATATATGGAGTGCCCCGGTTCACCACAGCCGCCACATGTTGGTTTGCTACAACCATCACAGGAGAAAGAGATGCGGTTCTTTGAAACAGGTTTGAACATTTTCAATGCGTCTACTATTTCAATGAACCTTAATTTTAATATTTAATATATCTAATAGAATATTTATATTTTTAATTTTTTTTACTCTATTTATATATGAATGAATGTATACAAAGATTTCTAATATTAATAAATTACTATAAAATCAATATTTACCAAATTTCAAATAAAATAATAAATTACATAAATATAAATAAGCATCAAAAATTTTATATATTTAGATATTTATACGAAATTTATAGAGATAATATACTAAAATGTTCACAAGTTAGTATGCTTCATCAATTTATAGGAATATATTATTTATATTCACCATCATATACATACTATAAAGTAAATGATGATATATATTGTGAATTTAGATGTAATTACTATAATTATATTTATTTACTTTTATTTTTTATTTTAATAAAATATGAACTCTTAGACAAAAAATATAATAGTGTACTAAAAATGTCAATTAATCCAAATAAATATAAAATTGTAATAATATTTAAATCTTTTCCGTTTAAAATGTTAGATTTTTCAGAAAATCAACCTTGGAAATGGATATATTTAAATTGCAAGGATTATCCATACAAAAATATTCCTCCAATAATTATAAAACATCATCCAATAGATTTATACATTACTATTGAAAATATTATTTATACAAATAATTTAAATATTAATTCATGCATAACAGACTGGTATCTGTATTTTTATTCAAATACTAGTTGGGATAGTGATGAATTAGAATATATATATTATAAATGGAAAGAAAATATAATAAAAAATAAAAAATTATTCATATATAAATATTTCTATTTATTTTCAAAAAAAAGATTAAAAATTTTAAATAAAAATTCAATAAGTAAATTATATTATCAATTATCAAACTTGGATAAGTTTATAGTATTAAATATTTTAGAATATTACTAAATTTTTTGCTTAAAGTTTATATAAATTAAGATATTTATATAAATGCAAGATAAATTATGTATAGGTATTGATTTAGGAACTACCCATTCATGTGTTGGAGTTTATAAAGGAAATGGAAAAGTAGATATTATTGCGAATGAACATGGATTGCGTACAACTCCCAGTTATGTATCATTTACAGAAAATGAAAGATATATTGGAAAATCTGCTAAAGATATGGTAATTAAAAATTCAAAAAATACTGTTTATGACGCTAAAAGATTAATAGGGAAAAAATATTCTGATCAGATTATTCAAAAGGAAAAAAAACATTTTTCATTTGATTTACAACCAGATAGCAATGATAAACCTTTAATAAAAGTAAATTATATGAATAAAGAACAATTATTCCACCCTGAAGAAATATCAGGTATGATATTAGAAAAAATGAAAAATATAGCTGAAAAATATGTAGGGAGTGATGTAAAAGATGTAGTAGTTACTGTTCCTGCTTATTTTAATGATTCTCAAAGGCAAGCTACAAAAGATGCAGGTAAAATTGCAGGACTAAATATATTAAGGATAATTAATGAACCTACAGCAGCAGCACTTGCATATGGATTGGATAAATATGATGAAAGAAATATATTAATTTATGATTTAGGAGGTGGTACTTTAGATGTTACTATTTTAAGTATTATGAATGGGACTTTTATAGTAAAATCTACATGCGGTGATACACACTTAGGTGGAGAAGATTTTGATAATAAATTAAAAGAATATTGTTTTATAAATTTTATAAATAAATATATATTAAAAATACAATTATGTGAAGAAGAAAAAAATGAGTTATTAAAATTATTAAAAATATCTGGTATGTATGAAATATTTAATATTAAGAATGAGATTTTAATAAAATCTGAAAATGATAATATAAACAATTATATAAATAATATTAATAAAGTTTTAAAATTACAAAAAAATATAAAAAAAATGAGAAAATTAAAAACTTTATGTGAAAATGCAAAACAAGTTTTATCATCTTCAAATACAACAAATATTTATTTTGAAGACTTTTATAATGAAATAGATTTGGATATTAATATAACTAGAACAAAATTTGAAGAATTATGTAATAATGATTTTCAAAGGTCTATGAATCCTGTAGAAAAAGCTTTAATTGATTCAAAATTAAGTAATAATGATATAGACGATGTTGTATTAATAGGTGGATCTACAAGAATACCTAAAATAAGAGAATTACTTAATGAAAAGTTTCTGAATAAAATTAAATCAGATATAAACCCAGATGAAGCAGTTGCATATGGAGCAACTATACAATCTGCAATAATTAATAAAGTAAATGATAAAATGACAGAAAATATTGTATTAATTGATGTCATACCATTATCATTAGGTATTGAAACTGCTGGTGGTGTTATGCAAACTATGATTACAAGAAATTCATCTGTACCTATTAATATTAAAAAAACATTTAGTACGTTTACTGATAATCAGCCAAGTGTAACAATAAAAGTGTTTGAAGGAGAAAGAACATTAACAAAACATAATAATTTATTAGGTAAATTTGATTTAGAAAATATTCCTCCAAAACCAAAAGGTTATCCAAAAATAGAAGTTACATTTAATATTGATATAAATGGAATAATGGAAATAAATGCAAGTGAATTGTCATCTGGTACTGAAAATAAATTAGTCATAAAAAATGAGAGTGATAGATTATCAGAAGAAGATATTAATAATATGATAAAAAATGCAGATAAATTTAAAGAACAAGATAAAAACATAGAAACTTTTATTAATGAAAAACAAAAATTAGAATTATATTTATCAGCATTAAAAAATTATATTTTAAATGATGAAAATTTTAAAAGTAATTATACTAAATCTGAAAATAAATTAGAATATAAAGAATTAGTTGATATATTATATAATTCTGAAGAATGGTTATATAGTACTAATTTTAATAATAATTATGAAAAAATAAAAGAGAAATTTAAAAATATTGAAGAAACATTTATTCCAATATTAGAAAAATATAAAAACATAAAAAATTAAA